TTGGCCGTTATGCGCCATTTTGTTATAGGTTTTATCATAGAATTGGGCATTTTTTAACTTTTGCCCTATCGCATAATTGCCGGTTTACGCTTCGGGGCTAAAGCCCACATGGTCGCAAGCGCCCACGTCGTAAACCTTTCCAATTATGCGAAAGCGCCTATTCCCCATATTCCGTAAGCGTTGCCGTTTCTTGCCCCGGCGATGCAAGGTGAAAGCGCCAGAGAATAGATTTGCAAATGACGGAGAATAGGCGGGAATTTTAGGAATTTCGCGGTATTTATCGGAATAGCGATTGTAAGGTAAATTTCACATAGTGTAATAAAAAACAACGTTGATTTTTCAAAAAAGAGGCCTTCATTGTTTCGATTTTAACAAGGGAAGTACCACTTCTTTGTGAAATTTTTCCATGCTATGCGAGACAGGATCAAAAGCCTCCAAAGCGTCATCCCAACCCTTCCCTGCGATTTTTTCATACTCCATAAACTCAGTCATAAGTTTTTTTTGACCGTAATTTTGGATGTACTCTTGCTCTGCCCAATATTCTTCTGTGTTAGGTAATGACATTACATCGCCCCTTTTAAAAACATGGTTTTTGATATTTTCATTATATCATCTAATAACCCATCAAAGCCCGGCAGTTTAATATGATTAGCTTGTAAATAACTCGTATTTGCAAATATTTCAAGAGACTTCATTTCCATATCACGCCAAACTCCATGTTTATATTGAACCTTTATCCTGTTATCGGACAGTGCGCTTAAAATATCTTGTAGAGCAGGATTAACATTTTTTAGTGAACGGTATAATTCATTATATTTATCCACACTGCCTTTTACTTTATCAACTGCCGCCTCTATCGCGCCAACAAATTCCTTATTTTCCCATGATTTTACTTCTAATCTGTCATATCTATGGGCTAATTCATGACTGAATACTATATTTGCATTCATTTGATGTGCTTTTAATGATCTCTTGTGATAAACCAAAGCGTCTTGATCTGGATCATACCCAATACCCACCATGAAATCATCATGTTTTAGTTCAGTAGTTTCTGCGTATCTTGAATATATGCTCTTATATGGCTCTTCCATATTTTCAACGTGTTTTTTGAAGTCTACAAGCCCTTGTTTTAGTTCTTTTTCCGAGGTTACGAGCACGCCGGGATTATTCAATTTGGCAACTTGCTCTTCAGGCATTGCCGTGCTCGTAATTTTGGCAACGTTCTCCTCATAGTTCTGCTTGGACTGCTCCATCTTCCATTTTGCCGCTTCCTGCCGCGACACTTTCCTCTGATCCCAGTTAAAGCTGGGATGGACGCCCTGCGGCACTTTTTCCGTTGTTCCCTTGCGCTCGTTATAGTACGTCCGATAAACTTCAGGCGGCGCTTCCGTTTTTACAGGAATTACGCCCCCTCCGCTGCCGTCTATCCTTTTCGGGGTGGGAATGCCTTCCTTTTCATACTTTTGCTTGCGGAATTCAGAAACGCCCTGAAAATCGCACTTGCAGCCATACTCTTTTTGGGGCAGGTGCAAACCCCACCATGGGTCGTCTTTAGGCAGAATCAATCCATCCCACTGCTGGTGAATGGGGCGGGGGTGAACTGACGATTTGCTGGAAACATACATAATGTGCGTCATTAAAGGGTCATCCATTATGCGTTTATATTTTTCAATGAGAAACGCATTGCGCATATTTGTGTTATAGATGGTCTTAAGCCTGCGGTCGCTGCCCAGCTGGGCGTCAACCGTTTTTCCGGTAAGTGGATCTTCCATCTCCTTGCGGCCCCACCAGCCTTTTTCCTGGAGCGTCGGCTTCAGGTTTTTCTTGAAAGTTTCAAAGGATTGCCCTTTCTCAACAGCTTGAATTGCTGCGTTGTGTACATCGGAAAGCACATCAAGCTGCATGGCTTTGGCAACTGTAAAACCTGTTGCGTGTTCCTCATGCCAAACATCTTTATAAGAAAAACCGACCTTGAGGTTTTTGTTTTTGATATAGTCCGTAGCGGCTTTGGGGATTATGTCTGCCATCAAAGGTTCTCCGATACGGCTTGTTCAATACGCTTGCAGGCAGTGTTAAAATATTCTTCGTCTATTTCACTTGCGGTTAAATTAAAACCCAATTTATTACAGGCTACCGCGATAGAACCGCTTCCCAAATGTGTATCAAGAATTTTATCACCCTGTTTTGCATAATCTATTAAAAGATTTTCATATAACTCTATAGGTTTTTGGTGTGGGTGAATTTTTTTATTCCCATGTTCTTTCCCCATAAAAAAGCCGTTCCAACTTATTGAGTAAATATTTACAGGCACATGAAATGAGGTATAGGCAATTTCACATTTTGAATAATGAAAAGCTTTATTGTTGCTACTCATTTTATTCCAAATAATTAAGTAATTTGTTGGGCCTAGTATTTCAGTAAAATAGTTATAGCCCCATATAATTTGATTTTTAGAAACGCGGAAAAGCTCCTTAAAATAAGTGTCATTTGGTATGCATTCATTTTTATATGTTGTATCACTAAACTTTGAACCTTTATTTCTCTTTTTCCAATCTTGTCCTATTCCATACGGCGGATCAACAATGGCAAGGTCTATGCTTTTATCGGGCAGGGTTGCCATGAGTTCCATGCAATCCCCGAGGTAAAGCGTAGCGTTTCCAATAACTCTCTTTTTCATTTGCCCCTGTCAAACTCCGCATCGCCCAGCGCTCTTGCCTTAAACATCGCCACCGCGATGCACTCGGCGATTTTATCCGGCGCCCAGCCAGAAACCAGCTTTTCCAGCTCCTCATGAAAGCTCGCAAAATCGGTAGCCGCGTCGGCCGCCTTTTCAATCACGCCCGCAATCTCATCCGAAATAGCGACATAGCCGCTTCCGTTTTCCGCGTCCAGAGCGTCAACGCTGTCGGCAGGATCCGCGCCGGAGGCGTTGAGGGCGACATTCCGTTCAGCGTTCAGCCCGTCGAAAGCAGCCGAGGGCTCTTGCGGAGCCCTGCCGCCTACAACCTCGTCGCCTTCGTTGGGATTGGACATGCCGATTATGGAGCGCAGCTCGTCCGACTTGACAGTCAGTCCCAGCGGCCCCAGCTTCTCTACAGCCAAAATAATCTGCTCAATGTTTTTTTCGTCGGGCTTGAACAAATCAATTTTGGGGTAGCTTTCCTGCTCGCCGAAATTCAGGTTTATATAAGGGACGGTAAGCGCGGCGTTCAGCGTTTCGATCACTTGAAGGATGTCGCTGTCGGCAATGTCGTTGCGCACTTTGTCGTGGGTCTCGCTTTGCGCCTTGCTTGACCCATCGTCGGTGGTCATGGTCTGGCCCAAGACGAGCTTGCTGACCTGCTTGTCGATCCAGTCCGCCAGCTTTTCATAGACGTTCGCCTTTTCGCCCGTGCTTTTGGATTCGACAATTTCAAGCTGGGCGCTTTCGGGGATGATTGCGCCGAAATCCTGGCCGATGGAGGCGACCGCCCGCTTGAGCGTTACCCTGTCCTCTTCGGTGAATTTCTTCCCGTACTTGCCGATTCGGATCGGGTAGCCGTAGCGGTCGATGAACGCCGCCCAGCTCGTCACGTTGTAGCTTTTGAGCATCCAGTAATACAAAGCCGGGAGCGCAAGCCCCGCGGCGATTTGGCTGCCGCTGATAAGGTGCGGCTCGTGCACTACAAAATGAAACGGCTTGAGGGGCTCCAGCTCGTTTCCCAGAGGAGAGCGGAGCATAAGCGTCTTTCCGGTTTCCCTGTCGTACTGAAACCAGCGGGGATCGCGGAACTTGTACTGCTTCGGCATCCAGTGCGCTTTGTCGGTGTCCCAGATTATTTCAGAAACCGAAAAGCCCTTGGCAAGGGCGTCCAGCATGTCCCGGATTAGCGCGTACAGCTTCGCGGAGCTATTTTTCACGATGTCGCGATCCACGGCATCGGCAAGCTCCATGTCGCGCTTATCGTCGCTTGCCGGGATGACTTTAACGTCAAGCCCGGTGATCGTGTCCTTGCGCGTGGAAAGCACGGAACGGTAGTGAAGGTCTTTTAGCTCAATGTCCTGGGCAAGCTGCAGGTATTCGGCGGGGCATTCCCCGCGCCTTACGTCGTTTAGGATTTGCGCCAGGCGTTCAGGTGTAAGGCTTTGCAGAAGCGTAAAGTCGCCCCAAGGGTGGCGGTTGGTATTGGGAACGGCTGCTGCCTGCTCATCCGTATCGTCGCCTTGCGATGCTTCTTTACCGAAGAAAAAATCCTTTAATCGTCCCATATATCTTTACTCCCTTGCCGGTATCGGTTTACCGTTTCAACAGCCTCGTAAGTCATGGGCTGGTAGCCTTTTGCGTCATCTTCCTTCGCGGCATAGAACGCCATGAGCTTCGCGATGGCCCCGTCGCCGTGCCGCCGTTCCCTGGGGCCGCCGCTGCGTTCAAGCACGCACGGCACTCCGGCTTTGAGGCCGACCACCCGGAAATCGTCCCGTATAAATGGATCGCCTGGAATGTTCGTCGCGCTGTCTTCCATGCTGCCTTTGAGCCCAGGAAAATTTTCGCTGTACCATTTAGCGGTAATCATCACCTGGTAGACATAGCCAGGCCATTCCTGGGCGGCGAGCTCGGCGATCATCTGGCCGTTGCCACGCGAATCGAAAGCCCCGCCGCCCAGGTTCGGCAAGGTATCCATAACGTATTTGATAACCTGCCACTGCTGGGCAAAGGGAACATTGCGCAATTCGATTGCAAGAAACGTGAGCAGCCGTCCGTCCGGCATTTCCTCGTCGAATAAGATGCAGGTAAGATCGCCCGACCGGGCAAAGTCCTCGCCGATATAGACCGCGTTTGTATGGGCAAGCAGAATGTCTCGAACTTCCCGCTTGAGCCATTTGTCGAATTCTTTTATCCGCTTTTCTTCTTTCTCAAAGGTAAAGCTGTCTTCGCACGATTTGCGCATAACGGCCACGCTGTTGTCAGTAACCGCCTCAAGCAGCGCCGAAGGGAAGTACCGGGTCCCGGCGCGGACGGGGATGCAAAACAATTCCTCGTCAGCATCATCGCTGTATTTGTCAATAATTTCCTGCCGCCAAGCTTTTTCTGCTTCAGGCGACCACGCTAGCTTCTTAACCAGGCAGATCCGTTTATACAATCCTTGCGCGAGGGCGTCGTCAAACGTGGTGTGGTGGAGGGAATAGTTTAGTTTCCCTTCCTTGATTTTTTTTATTAGCTCATTGAAAGGGCTGTCGTCGCCGTTGTGCGTCGACAAAATCCTGACACACCCGCCCCACATGAGCAGCGCCATCGCCGCTTTTAAGAGCGCGTCCAGATCCTCGACAAACGCGGCCTCGTCGATAATGACCCGCCCCTGCTTTGAGCGGAGCGAGCGCGCCACAGAGGGCAGGCACCATATCTCGTAGCCGGACGCGAAGCGGATTCGGTAAACGGTGATGTCCTTGTCTTCGTCTTTTAAAACTATTTCTTCAAGCTCTTTGGCGGCGGCGTTGATGTGCTTTGCCCAGAACGCACAGTCCTGGGCAAACTGCTGGGTCATCTCTTTGGAATAGGAAAGGTAATACGAGGATTGGCCGCCGGCCTCTTTCGACTTCGCGGCTTCCAGCACGGACGCGAGCGCCTCGACATAGGACGCGCCGATGCGCCTGGATTTATCCCAGACTTTGACTTCGGCCTCGTCTTCGATCCACTCTTTCTGGTAGGGGAGCAGAACGTCTTCAGTCATGGGGTTTGTTATCCGTCCTCTTATTCCATGCGGCGATGGCTTCTTCTTTTGTTTTAAAAAACGCGGTTTTTATCCAAAGCATTGAACCATCGCCACAAACATGATATGTGTAGTAAAACGATTCATTTTTTAGATTTTTATATTCACTTAATAAAGGTATTTCACCGCAAAATGGGCCTTGTATTAATTCTTCAATCATTTTTAGATCCCCAAAATTTTGCGCCTGATAAAGTCAATTTTGGCGTCGTCAAGCCCGGCTGACTTCGCTTCCTTCGCCACGACCTCGGCGGCTTCGGCAAGGGCGGCCTTGCGGATGCTTTCGGTGAGCTCGGCGTTCAGCTTTTCCGCCGCCTCCAGCTCTTTGAGGCCCCGCGACAGTTTGTACAGCATGTCGGCGATTTCGGCTTTCCTGGTTTGCGGGTCCGACTGTATTTCCTCGATGTCGCCGATCAGGTCGAACACGGCCAGGCGTATCTGCTCGTTTACCACCTTGCCGAGCTTAACGCGGCTGTCGCTGCCGTACTTGTCTATGTACGCGTCGGCTATTTCCTTGGCCTGGCGGTTCTTTTCCGCGAAGCGCTTGAATTTTTGCGCGTAGCGGTTCATCGACGCCCTTGAAAGGAGGGGCTCCCCGGCTTCGGCGTTTATGGCGTCCACGATTTCCGCCTGCGTTACGGCGGGGTCGTGGAGCATCTCGATCAGCTTTTCGCGGAGCTTTTTGGGCAGGCGGTCGACGGCGCTTTTCTGGCCCATCCTATGCCTCCAGGGGCGCTTCTATGCCTTCGGCCCTGGTATTGCCCAGTGCCACGTCGATGCCTGGCCGGGTGATGTGCGCGACGACAAGGCCGGAGTCGCCCAGGCGCTCCGCCTTGACGTAGCCGCGGCATTCAAGCCAGTTGATCTGCTCGTTCACTTCCGCGATTGAGCAGCTGTGGCATTGCGACTTTAGGAGCCGCTGGAGCATCTCGTTGGAAAGCTCGCGGCCCGGGGAATTTTCAATCCCCTGCAAAATTATTATGCGCCGCAAGGGCAGGAAAATGTTTTCCATCGCTTACCTCCCTGACGGCGTGTTGCTGATGAACCAGTTTTGAATCGCTTGCAGTATGGGCTTGAGGCCTCTCAGCTCGCCCTCTATGACGCTTAGGCGGCTTTCAAAGCTCCGCACTACGCTTTGCTCAAGGGTTCCAAGGCGCTCCCCCAAGCGGGCTATTGACTGTTTTGTTTCGCCTCGCAGCTCGTCGAATTTTTCGTCCTGCTTTTTCTTCCAGTATTGGAAAACCCCGAACGAAAGGGCAAGGACAGATATAAATGTGCCGATTGCCGCCAAAACAAACTTCGCTATTTCCACAAAACCCTCCCCGCTACCTTTGCCCGATTGCCCAGGCGATGCCCCCGCTAAGGAGCGCCGCCGCCGGGATCCCTGCCAGAGTAAAAATCTTCCAGAGCTTTGAGCTTCTTTCGTATTTCGCCGATAAGGCCGATTGCGTCCTGTAAATTTCTGACATTTCGCCCAGCCGCGCCTGCAATTCCTTCACAGAGCCCTCTAGCCCTGTTATTGTGCTCTCGTAGCTGCCGATTAAGATCCCGCTCTCGTTCAAGGTCTGCGTTAAGTCCGACAATTGCCTCTGCTGCCCTTCCGAGCAAAGCAATGTTTCGGCTATCAGGCCCTCCAATTGGTCCAGGTCGCTGCCGATAGAAGAAAACCCCTGCGCCGGCAGCTCCGGCAGCGATGCCAATAATAAAAGCAATGCAATAAGCTTTAGCCTTTTCATTCATTGCGCCCTCCCTCATGTCACTTTAAAGACCCGCAGGCTTGCAAGCTTGCCGTTTTTGACGGTTTGAGAATCGCGGAGGCTGTCCCAATACGGCAGCCTGAAATGGCTGTAAACCGTTTTTGCCGTAGGCCGCTCCCACCGCTCCACGATGTATTCGTTTGGGCCGGCGCGGTAATTGGCATTGTCTGTTTTTATGACGGTTGCGCGCCTGCCGGCAAGCAGGGTGAGGAACTTTTCCGCGTCGCTGACATAGAAATTGTCAGGGTCTTCCGGGCTTCCCCAATTGTAATAAATTAATTTGTGCTCGATGCCGCTAAGCAGGGCCTCAAGCGGCTCGATAGCTTTGCCGGTTATCTTTTCGGCGATTTTGGCGATGCATAGCGCGTAGCAGGCGGCCTCGCCCGCCTCCTGGAAGAACGTCTGCAGCCCCGGGAACAGCTTACTTTCCATCTTTCCCTCCCATGGTTCCGCTTATATTCGCGCTGACGCTGTTGTTTTGGCTTATTGTGAGGCTTGCTTTTTCGACCATTTTCGCCAAAGCGTCTATCAGCACCTGTCCGCCCAAAAACAAAACGGACACCACTCCCCAAAGCGCGATTAATGGCAGGAACCAGGCATGGTCCCCGCCCTTTAGCAAAAGCTCGCGGGCGGTAAGCGTCGTCGCAAGCCACGCCCAAAACGAGCGGCTTGTCGCCTTGTAGCAAAGGTCGACAAGGAACTTCTTAAAGGCATTTTCATGAAGGCATGCCCCCTCTTTTTCGGGCTTGTAGAAAGCGTCGCCTGTCAGCTTGTAAAGGGCGCTGTCGGCTTTGCTTTTTGCCGAATTCGGGACCCGCTGCCATTTCTTTATGGCGGAGAACATGCCCTGCATCATTTCGATGTCTTCCCTTATCCCTTTTAGGCTGGCTATCGCATAGTTTAAATCCTGCCCTGCTTTGGCTCCCATGCTTGCAGTATGGCTGCCGCGCGGGGCGCAAATATATTAACCGCTGTTAATAAGTTTCTGGTTTGCCTATCGGCATCCTTTAAAAAGACCAAGGGTGAAGTCGGATGCCAAGCTGCCGGGGCTGGCGGCAGCAATCGTTCATAGGAGGTTTGCATGAAGCGCGTCTTGAAGCTGCTGTTTGTATTTGCCGTTCTAATGCTTGTCGTTGTTGCGGCTTTTGCATTCGTTGCGCTTTTGCCCGTTTCCAGGCAAGAAGTTATGCTCCCGATTTTGTCGGTGTGTATATTGCTTGCTGTTGGGTACGTTGCAAAGCGCTGCAGCGCCGTTTTTACAAAACGCTTTACGGCCGCAACCGGGATAGGTTAACCCGGGAGTTGGATCAATTGCGAATGCGGATGCCCAACCGCCCGGGCTAGCGGGGCGGTTTTTTTCTAGAGAGGAAATAACGGTAAAAATGAAACAAGCATCTTCACTTTTTGAGACACTCGCAGAAGAAAACAAAAAAATTTCCGATGCCCTCAAGGCAATAGGGTATGACACTGTCAAGATTGATCTTTCCCAGATTCGCAATGCTGAGCAGGGCAATATTGATATTCAAATTTGGGCCAGAACCGAAGAAGAAAGCTAAAGGTCTACGGAAACACCAACAGCCTTCGCTATCTTTTTCAAAGCCTTGTTTTGTTTTGTCAGCATCGAACCAATGTTCATATAGTCTATTACTCCGAATGGTGAGCCGCATGAACTGCATTGTACAAAATGCAGTTTGAAATTGGATTTTGATGGCGACACTTCTTTTAGTTCAAAAAAAGTGTTATTGCAATGAGGGCATTTTGAATAAGCCATGATTTTCCTCCTGTTTCTCTACTTGGTGTTTAGGTTTTTACGTATCATTATTCTCGTAGGTTTACTTTTTCCCTTTTATCATTTCTTTTACTCTTCCGGCATAAGATTTGGCCCATGTTTCTTCATGGCAGGGCGAACAAAGAATTTGACAATTTTCAGGCTTATCATTCTTTGGATTGCCGTCTTTGTGGTGAGCCTCCCACCAATCATCTTTTTTTCGGCCCCGGTTTTCCCATTTTAGTTTTTTGCCGCAATTTTCACATCGCTCTTTTGCATCATTCCATGCCTGTTCAACAATCTCGTCTGAAAACTCATTTCGTTCGTTCTCAATGAATCTCACCATTTGTCGCTCCTTTCATCCTTCTACTTCAAAGTAAAGATTCACCTAAGCTTTGACCCCATTATGCCTTCTCTCCTACTTTCAAAACACTCATTGCATCGCCTTCCCACCAATCGTTGAAATCTTTAGCGGACAAAAAACGATCAAATTGTTGGCGAAGGTATTGGTTTTCAAAAACAAAATGCTGGTTATATATTTGGCTGTTGTTCTTGCCGTCATAAAGAGATTGTAATTTATCTATTAACTCTAACCTTTCATTTATTGGTAAAGATTTCCAGTTGTTGTGGTGTTCAGTCATGAGGCTTTGCACTTTTTCCCAGTCAGGCTTAATTGTTGTATAAAAATTGGAATGGCATTTGTTAAAATCAGGTACTTTATCTGCGAGGTTCAATTTTTTGAAAGCTTGAAAGTCATGACTTGTTCCGCTGTTTGGAAATTGATAACAAGAAAATAGCTCAATTCCAGAGGGAGGGGTTTCGTGTCGGGGATAAAATGAAAACTGAGAATTCATAAGAAAAAGGGACAGGCACCTTTGCTTAATGTATAAAAGATAATTGCCCGATCTGTAAAACTCTGTTTCGCTTTTCATTGAGGCTTGATGTGCCGTTATGTAATTAAGCAAATCGTATTTTGTTATATCCGTTTTTTTTGCCTCCTCCTTCTCTTCCGTTTCCACCTCTTCCGTTTCCACCTCTTCCGTTTCCACCTCTTCCGTTACATCCTTTAATTGTTCGGGCAAGTAAAGCCGGTACGAGCGCCCCTCCTTCTTCCGTATCAAAAGGCCAAATTCTTCGGCAAAATAAAACACATATCGAATGTCGTCTTTAGAGATTGGACGGTTATAATTGCGAAGCTCGCCCCAATTCATATCTTCAGCTTTTGCCGTAATGTCAGATTGTAGTATCCCCTGATTCTGCCGAACGCCATCAAGAAAAAATGGAAGCATTTTGTTGAATATTGGATCGCGGCGGACAAATTCTGAATATTCTTTTTTGACAAATTCCAATTGGGGTATAGCTTTTTTATCACGTTTTAGACTGTCTACGCATGCCATGTATTCAACCCGCGCTGTAAGGTAATCATTTCTCAATTCTGCATCATGGGCATTTTTTAGGTGGAATGACATATCAGTATTGATTTCGTCTTCAGACAACTCTGCCTGGTTTACTTCGTCGCTAGCTTCCTCTTGGGGCAAAACAGGTTGCTCCTCTCGCCGCTGTTTTTTCCGCTGTTGGATTTTATTTTTTATGAGTCCGTATAAATATAGATATAAATACAAAAGAGCCAAAGACAATATTGCAACGATAGCAAGACTCATAAAATCTCTCCTCCTCTATTCATCTAAATTTGGGTGTATCCAGCTAAAGACACGCCCGAAAATATGAAACCTGTCGGCAAAATCGGTTTCTTCCGTGCTGAGCGTTCTGAGCAGCTCCGCTTTTTCCAGATCCGCCACGCGAAGTGAATAGATTTTTACCCGCTTTGAAATTGCGTCAAACTCCAACTGCTTGCAAAACACATCCCCGTCAAGCGAAAAAACATAAATGTCGTCGTTGAGGCGCTGGGCTTGATCGGTGTCGAAGAGGACATAATCGCCGTTTCTGATGCCAGCCCCAACCATCGAGTTTCCCTGTACGGAAAACGCGAACAAGCGTCCAAGTTTGAGGCGCGGAATTACCGAAAAAATATCGACATAGCCCTTTATATTCTGCTCGTCCTCCCAGTTTGTGCCGGGGCCGCATGAGACCTTCTGGCTGAGCAATGGGATTTTAAAGCCTTCGCCTGATTTTGAGGTATTTGCAAGGGCTTTTTCTTGGCCTAGGAACATCTCCCCTTCACCAGTAAGCAACCAGTGGAGATTTATTCCATGTGTACTAATTTTTACTTTTACATCATCAGGTATATCACTAGTACCATTTTCATATTTTGACAGAGTACTCTGATCAATCTGCAATTTATCAGCAAACTGAGATTGGGTCTTCATTTTTAGGCTATTTCTGACTATTTTTAATCTTTCCCCTGCTAAATTATTCATATTTAGCCTTTTTTATTAAGAATTCACTTGACATTATTCCAAACCTGCCTATAATAAATATATCGGCGGATAAGTCCACATTCGCCACAAAAAAATGAAGGGGCCAACTGAATCCCCCCTCATACGCCTATTATAGCCCGCTTTTGGCGGGAAAGGATCAGGGTCTATGACCGCTAAAGAACTTGCCATCCTATGGGCTGCTTTCCTGGCTTCCTATATCCTCGTGAAGTCTTTTTTTCTTTTTCTTGACGGCATTCTCGCGCTTATCAAGCATTTTGCCAAATTCCTCGTCTATGATGTCTATACCAGACTTTTCCCGAAGCAGTTCCATAAGCTCGTAGTACTTCATTTGAAGTGTTTTAAGGGAATCACCGAAGAGACCCTTTTTCTCAAGATCCGCCTCTATTTTCAATGTTTTCGAGATTATTTGGGAGAGATCGAGCAAGGCTCCGGAAACATGCTTTTCCGCGACAAGGACAGTTTCGAAAAACACCGCCTCAACCTGTTGGCGGGCCTCTTTGAGGACTATCTCCACGGCGGGCCGGCCAAGCCGTTCTGGATCCAAATAGTCAAAACCGTACTTGGTTATTGTTCCCAAAATCTTTTGATGCGCCTTGAGCCGTTCAGGAAAGAAATCCTTAAAGAACTCTTTTTTGCTTCGATGTCGTTCAGCAAGGAAGACAAAGAGTTTCTCAATCAGTATGCCAGCCAGCAAAAAGAGGCCGCCAATAATGGCCCCTAAAACTGTATCGTTCACGCGTTTCCTGTGGGATAGCCCACTTGAAATAGAAAAAATTGCGGGGTTCCAGCCACCATGCGAAAACCCCGCAAACCAATCCAAAACCCGCTTGGGCGGGAAAGGAGCATTGTTATGGCACGGAAACTAAGCCGCGCAAGGAGGAAGGCAATGGGAATCACCATTACCCCCCAGAAGGGCTGCTGGATCAACTACATGTTGAGGCTCCGCAGCATCACCCAGGCTACAGTCGCCGCAAGGGCAGGCTGCAATAACCGCATGGTATCAGATTTTTTGCGTGGGCGCAAGAACTCGGAAAAAGTCAAAAAGGCTTTGGCGGAGGTCTTGGGCTACGAGTCCTTCGAGAAGCTGATCGCCGCCAGCCGGGGGAAGGAGGAGGCAGCCGTATGAATGAATACATTTTTGTAGCCCTTGTAACCCTTGGCTCTTTTTTAATCGGCTTCGTGGTCAGCTGCCTGATGGACAGGCGAAGGTGAGGGCATGAAAAAAACCAAAGAGAAAAAACCGCACACGATGCGAATTCACGATAGCCTCGAACGCATAAGGGAAAGCGAATTAACCGAACTGGGGCTTTTTGAACTGTCCATTCGCGGCCTTATTCCTAGCGACGTGTTCAGGGAAATAAAAAGGCGACTGGAATTGATTAGGACTTTTTTGAAAGCCGGCGAGCCGGACAACGCATTGTTTATCGTGGAGCATTTTTTAGCATCCCCGCAAGAAGCAATAAGGAGGGATGCATCGTGATCTCATCCTGGAAAGAATTCTTCGCAGCCGTGGAGCAAATGAGGGAGTGCCAAAAGGCGTACTTCCGGACAAAGAGCATCTCCGCGCTTTGCATCGCGAAAAAATGCGAAGCGGCGGTCGACGCATGCATAGAAGAAAAACGCGCCGAATGGGCGCGGGAAAAACAGCCCGAACTAATGGGAGGAGAGCAATTATGAGCGAAAAAGAATTCATGGCCGACAGCCAGGGCCGGCAGGTCCCGGCGGAGCTGGTAAGCGACATAGACAAGCTGCGGGATCAGACAGTCCGCCGCATCGCCGACGAAGCAATGAAAATGAGGCAGGTCCTTTTGGACTTCAAAACCCGCATCAGGGGCGACATCTACACATTCGTCGACATTTCCGCAAGCCAGTACGGCAAGTCCTGGGGCGGCAAGAAAGGCAACATCACCCTAACCACCTACGACGGCAAGTACCGCCTGGTCGTCGCGATAAACGACCAAATCGTTTTCGACGAGCGGCTTCAGGTGGCCCGGGAGCTGATCGGCGACTGCGTGAAGAAATGGTCGGAAGGCTCGCGCAGCGAGATCCTCATCCTTGTCCAGGACGCGTTCCAGGTCGACAAGGCGGGGAAGCTCAACACCGCCCGCATACTGGGGCTCAGGCGGCTTGAGATAACGGACCCCGACTGGCAGATGGCCATGTCCGCGATCTCCGACAGCATACAGGTTTCCGGAAGCAAGCAATACCTCCGGTTTTACGAACGGAACGAGCAGGGCGAATACGTTCAGATACCCCTGGACGTGGCGGCTCTGTAAGCGGGGGGTACTATGGCGGGATTTATCTATCGCTTGGCCATCGCCCTCAAAGACCTGGGGGAGCGGCGCAAATGGGAGCGGCTAGTCCGCTTTGGCTATTGCTTAAGGGAGGTTGCGTACCGTGGAAAAATTAAATAGCCAGGAGCGCATTTTTGAGATCGTCCGGCAGCTCTGCGAAAGCCATATTTCAGGGCTTACCAACAAAGAGCTTGCGGCTGCCGTCAAAACAAGCGAAGCGAACATTTGCCGAGACATGGCCGTCTTCGAGAAAAACGGATGGGTCATCCGCGGCAACGGGGCAAGGTGGCGGCTGTCGCCAACCTTCGGCGGGTTTTCCGGGCGCATCATGCGCTCGTACCAGGAAGCGCGGCTCCGCCTGACGGAAGAAGAAGCGAAGTTCGCCTCCGCGATGCAGTGAGGGGAGGAAGGATGAAGTTATTTTCTTTCTGGGAAAAGTTAAGATACGGTCTTTGGTTTTACCCTTTTGAAGGCTTTTTTACCAAAGAACATTTTCAGGAAATGCAAATGAGAGAAAACAGACCACGCATAGAAGCAGCCAAAAGAGCATTAAAGCAATACCGCGAAACGAAAGATGAAAAATACAACACAGAAGCAATAATGATCTTGCTTCGGTTTCGCGTTGTTATGACCGACTATCGGTTTGAAAAAGTGCTCAAGGAGTTATGTGTTACAAAAGAATCGGCAATTAATGCGATGGCTTCCGTTCTCAATTTTACACCGACCAAAAAGGAGAAACAAAATGCCTAGAAAAAAGAACGTGATTGCGCCGGAAGCACAGACAATGGATTTAGTTGCACAAAAAAAGGACGAGAACCTTTCAGCGGCAAATCAAATTCTCTCAAGCCTTGGGATCCTTGGTGGAGAATATGAGCGTTTCTTATTCGTTGAAGCGGGAAAGAATCTTAAAGGGATCGTCGAAAAAGGCGCCCTTGGACTTGGTGCGGTATTGCTTGCCATTAATGAGCATGAGCAACATGGCTCTTTCCTAAAGGCATTGGAAGAAATTGACATCAACTACAGGAAAGCATACAGGTATATACACGTGGCGAAGCGTTATGCGAAAGAATTTGACAAATTGTCAAATTTGACTGTTTCAAAATTCAATATCTTAGACGAGCTCACGGATATTGAACTTGAAAAACTAATTGATGGCGAAGAGGTAAAGGGACTCACTCTCGATGCTATAGACGCGCTTCCTTCCACGGAAGCGCGCAAAAGGCTCCGGGAAGCGGAAGAAAAAGCCCGAACCCTTAGCAAAAAGCTCGATGAAAAAGTTATCTCCCTCGAAGCAATCATCAAGCAGAAAAGCTCAAAGATTACTGACTTGGAATACGAAATTCGGCATGGGGATCAACTGACAAAAGAAAAGAAAGCCGAGAAAGCCCTCCAGAAATACCGCGACCCTATCATCGACAGCATCCACGAAGCCACGGAACGGATAAAGCGGGCAACTGCGGTGATTGATGAAGCCCAAAAGATTCCCCACGTGCCTTTTGACGCATTGGAAAAACTAATCGAGCCTTGGAAGGGAAGCTTCGGCGCATTCCTTGAAGCCGCCGAGGACTTCAGCGATGCCTTCACCAATATCCATGTGGACAAAGGCAGGGGATGATGCCAAAGCAGTCGCACAACCAGGAGCTATTTGGGCCTTACGCCCTCCGCATGGCGGACGCGAAAACCTCGGCAGAGCGCATAGCAATAATAAGCGAAATGTGCAATAGCCACTCTATCAGCCCGGCTAAGGCGTACAAGATGCTCCACGAATGCGGCTGGGAATCCGGCAGAAAAGCAAGGCGGGACATGGGTAAAAGCTCCGTTGACGAAGTGACCCTTAAAAAAATTTCCGCGCTCATCTGGGACAGCAGCCGCCAAAATGGAAAGGTCGAGCTTTCGGTCAGCGATTGCCGGGCTATCCTCCTGGCTAACGGCGTCGACATTTCAGTGGGCGACAGCCGGCTCCGGGAACTGCTCCGGCGGCACAAGCTGGACGCGAAAAATGCGAAAAAGCCGACGCCCCACCAGCGTATGAGGAGCGAGTACCCTAACCAGGTACACCTTGTAGACCCCTCCCTGGCGCTGTTCTATTACACGCCGAACGGGGAGCAGCATGTCCTTCACGACGACGAGGTCTATAAAAACAAGCAGTTCCTTGAAGGGAAAGAACACCTGAAATGCTGGCGCTATGTGCTAACGGATCACTATTCGTCATCGGTCTGCGTGCGCTATTACGCGGCCTCGGGAGAGAAGGCAGACAATATGTACGACTTCCTTCTCTATGCTTGGGGGAAGAAAAACAGCCCGGTGTACGGCTTCCACGGCCTGCCTGAGCTGCTGATATGGGACTGCGGCTCCGCCAACAAAGCCAGGGCGATCACCAAAGCGCTCCAGGCGTTCAGGGTAACGACCATGCCTCACCTTCCGGGCAACCCACGGGCCAAGGGGCAGGTCGAACGGGCCAACGATCTGGTTGAGCATAAATTTGAAAGCCGCTTACGGATTGAGCCGGTTCACAGCATTGGGCAGCTCAACGAAGCCGCGGAGCGGTGGTGCGCCGCGTTTAATTCGGACAGCATTGAAAACACAGATTCGCGCCTGCACCGGGGCCACAAGGTTATCGGGTGCCGCTATAACTTGTGGAACAGCATTAAGGACGAGCAGCTGCGGGAACTGCCCGATCCTGAAATATGCCGGCAGGTTTATACAACCGGCATCGTAGGCCGCACAGTGGCCGGGGATTTAACGGTTACCCTATTGCACCCAAAAACAAAACGGTCAGAAGCCTACAGCCTAGCCGGGCTTCCTGGAATCATTATTGGGAAGCAGGTAAACGTGCAGCCGATCCTGGTGGATGCTGAACCGCTCATTGTCGCAAGCTGGGAAGTCCGCAAAGGCGAGCCGTTCAGCAAAGAGCTGAAACCCATTGAATGGGATCGGGCAGGCTTCGATGTCACCGCGCCTGTATTTGGCAAGGAGTACCAGCGCTTGCCGGATACGCAGATTGAAAAAAACAGCAAAGAGCTAAAACGGATCAATACCGAGCTTAAGGGAACGCTTAAAGCCCACAGCTTTATCAACCCGACAAATCCCTTTGCCAGCCAGCGCACGGGGGAGCAGATCAGCGTTGCCGCCCCTGATAGCGTCCAAATCCACGACATCCGCATCAGCCATTTCGAGGCCGCCAAGCAGGTCAAGGCCCGGAATGGCTGGATAGACGAAACTTTCATCGGCCGGATGAAAAAGGAATACCCCGAAGGGGTTCCCTCTTCCTTGGTCGACGATATAGCCCACGACGAAGCCGGCGCGGACAGCGCCGCCAAATCCATGTAGGAGAAAAAAATGCTAAACCTTAACACCCGAAAAACATTCGGGATTTTCAAAGACCCATTTACGGACGACGTCGTCACAGCCGACGACGTCTACCTCAACGACGCGTCCCGCTTCGCGGTGGAGTACCTGTACCAGACCGCCAAGGCGGGCGGGATGCTTGCCCTCGTCGGCGAGTCCGGCTCCGGCAAGAGCACCGTCCGCCGCCTCGCCATCGACCGCTGGCAGGCGGAAGGCCAGAAGGTGAGGGTCATCATCCCGCGCATATTCGAGAAGCAGCGGCTTGCCGCGTCCGCCATCTGCGACGCCATCATCGCCGCCTGCTCCACCGAAAAGCCCCGCCGCACCCTGGAAGCCAAAGCCCGGCAGGTGGAGCACATCCTCACCAACTCAAGCCGCTCCGGCTTCTCCCACATCCTCATGATAGAGGAAGCGCACGACCTCTCGATCCAAACCCTCAAGTACCTCAAGCGCTTTTGGGAGCTGGAGGACGGCTTCAAGAAGCTCCTTGCCATTGTCCTAATCGGGCAGGTCGAGATGAAGGCCAAGCTTGACGAGTCCAAAAACTGGGAAGCGCGGGAAATAATCCGCCGGATGGAGATCCTCGAGCTGGAGCCTTTGGCTGACAAGAAGGAAGTCGCCGGGTACCTGGACCTGAAATTCTCGCGGCTCAAAAAAGATCGGAAGGAAGTCTTTACCGACGACGCCTGCGAGGCCCTTGCCCGAAAGCTCCAGCGCCAAACCAGCAACGACATTGTGTACTCGGTCGCCTACCCCCTGCTCATCAACAACTGGGCAAGGAAAGCGATGAACCTGGCGGCTTCCATGAAAGTCAAAATCGTGGACGCCGACGTGGTGAACAGTTTGTAAAAAGCTGCTTGGGAGGGGAACCATGGTGCAAATGCAATTTCAAATAAAGGAAGAAGCAATGGACGCGCTGAAAGCCGAAGCCGCAAAGATGGGGGTAACGCCTAACATCTTTGCCCGGCTTATCATGCACAAACACTTTAGCCCGCCGGATGCGGAATCAAAAACGTACACCTTCACCGCCAAAAACTGGCGGGAGATAGAGGCGTATGTTGAAGTGAAATGCCTGGGGAATGTCGAGGCGTTTACGACAAGGGCACTGGAAGACGTAATGTCCAAAAACCGCCTTACAGCGGTTCAAAAAGCAAAATATGAGAAATTACTCGGCAATTGAAACAGGCCCCGCTGCGCGGCGGTGCGAAGGGGCTCTGTGGGGAGGTTAAATGGGGCCAGCGGAAAACGAAAACAGGCGCAAAAAGCTCATCCAGCTTATCCATGTCGGCAAGGCGAAAATGGCCCTTGGCGACGACGCCTACAGGGCTTTCCTCGAAGGCGCTGCCGGGAAGAGCTCCTGCGCCGACATGAGCGAGCGCCAGCTTGAAGCGGCGCTGCGCGCCATGAGGCGCAACGGCTTCAGCCAGCTCCCGAACAGGGTAAAGCCCGAAGAGCAAGGCATGGCGAGCCCAGGGCAGCTTGAGTACATCAAGGGGATGTGGCAGAAATGCGCCCGGAACAAAAGCGACGCGGCCCTTTCGGCTTTCGCAAGCCGCATCGCCGGGGTCAAGTCGCTCCGCTTCCTTACTATCCACACAGCGCAGAAAGTAATCCTGGCGCTGCGCGACATGATGGCGAAAGCCGGGTTCGATCCCGACACGTCGGAGGCGCTGGATGGCTAAGGCCAAGACCCGGGGGCTTGTGGAAGACCTGATCCTTTCCTGCGCCTCAGGCGGGGTATCGTCGGAAACCTCGCAAAAAGCCGTGCGGGCTATTTGCAGGCACTACGGCGGCCAGATGGTCTACATCCCGGCAAGGAAGGCAGACGGCTCTTCCGCGGAAAGCCTGCGCGGCGTTATCGCGGACGCGGTGGGCGACAGGCTCGCGGGAAAAATCCTCGACAGGATCATGATCCTTTACGGGCGCATGCTCTTGTATATCCCGCAAGAAGACAAGGCTTTCCGCAAAACCATCGCGCTTGAAATTTACGAGCGCAACGGGAACAAAGGGGCTGCCATGCCCGATTTGGCCAGGGAATACCATATTAGCCTTGCCTACGCTTATAGGCTTTGGAAGGAAGGCCGGAGCGAAAAGCTAAGGCCCTCCATGCCGTACCTGCCGTTCCTGGAGATGGCCGAAAATATTAACCCCGGTTAATATAAAAAACGCTTTTTATTTTACTAGGCTGTCTGCATGGAAACGGGCAGCCTTTTTTTATCCCTCAACTTCGAATGCGAAATTCCCAGCCGGATCACCTTGCTCCCGCCCGACAAAACCATAAAAGGGCGCGACGGGCGGGAATGGAAGAACACGGACCCGAAGCGGGCCGCGCTTAACTCCATGGCCCGCCTTCAAATGCTGCCCATAGACGAAAACCATTCGACGGATTTGGCCGCGCCAAAAGGCGGCCCCGCCCCGGCCTTCGGCTGGATGAAAAACCTTTGCGCCGACGCGTCAGGCGCCATATGCGCGGACGTCGAGTGGACGGAGCGAGGGCGCGAGGCGCTTGCAAAAAAAGAATACCGGTTCATTTCCCCGGTTTTTTTGTTCAACGAAAAAAGCGAAATCAACTGCATCCTCCGCGCCGCCCTTACCAATTCGCCAAACCTGCAATTGCCGGCCCTCAATTCCGAACAAAGCTCGGGCGAAGGGCCAGGAAAAAATATTATCAAGGAGTCATCCATGGATCTCAAAGCATTATGCGCGGCCTTGGGCTTGCCCGAAACCGCGACCGAAGCCGAGGCGCTCGCCGCGGCGAAATCGCTGAACGCGTCAAAGGCAGCCGCCTCGGCGCAGACAGACACGTCGAGGGTCGACCTGACGGCCTACGCGCCAAGGGCAGACCTGAACGCGATGGAAGCCAGGGCGGTCACCGCGGAGAAACAGCTAGCCGACCTGAACGCGGCCCAGCTTAAAAAGGACGCGGAAGCGGCGGTGGACGAGGCGATCAAAAACCGGAAGTTCGCTCCGGCAAGCCGGGCGGAGTACCTGGCGCTTTGCTCCACTCAGGCGGGGCTTGAGTCCTTCAGGAAGATCGCCGCCGCTACCCCGGCGATTATAAGCGCGGATACCCAGGCTCCGGATGGAACTCCTCCGGCTGCCGGAGGCGGGACGGCGCTGAACGCCGAGGATGTCAGCGTAAGAAAAGCGCTGGGCTACAGCGATGAAGAGATTAAGAAAACCAGGGGGGAGACAAAATGATCATAACCAGCGGCGTTTTAAACGCACTGCGCACCGCGCTCCGCGACGAGTTCCGCACAAGGATGGCGGACATTGACGCGAAGCCAATTTGGAAGCTTTTGGCAACGATTATCACGTCCAGTACCAAGAGCAACACCTACGGGTGGCTTGGGGCATTCCCCCAGCTGCGTAAATGGGTCGGCGACCGCGTCATTAAGGATATAGCCGAATTCGCCTACCAGATTGTCAACGAAAAGTACGAGTCCACTCTTGGGGTCGACCGCACCGACATCGAAGACGACAGCCTGGGCCAGTACCGGGTATTGGCGCGGGAAATGGCCGACGAGTTCGAGCGGTTCATGAACCGCAACGTGGCGGCCCTTATTTCTGGCGGCTTTACAAACCTCTGCTACGACGGGCAGAAATTCTTCGACACCGCCCATCCTGTTTAGCCGAATACGGACGGCACCGGTACCGCAACGGAAGTTTCGAATATCGTCGGAACCGGAAACGGCTCCCCCTGGGCTTTGCTTTCCCTTTCCGGAAGCCTCAAGCCGTTTATCGCGCAGCAGCGCAGCCAGCCGGAGTTTGATGAAATCACCGACACCAAAAACGACACGGTCTTCATGAAGGACGTATATTTGTACGGCATCCGCTACCGCGGCAGCTTCGGCTACGGCCTCTGGCAGCAGGCGGTCGGATCTAAGGCCCCGCTTACGGTGGCCAATTACGAAGCGGCCAGGCTTACCATGGAAACCCTAAAGCGGGACGGCGGCGATCCCCTGGGCATAGTGCCAACCCACCTGGTTGTCGGCCCTACCAACGAGGCTGCGGCCCGGGCAATCCTTTCGAGGGAGCTCGTCAACGGCGGCGAGTCCAACCCCAACTACCACACTGCGGAACTCCTTGTAGTCCCGCACATTTAAGGAGATGCATTCATGGAAAAAGAAAAAATCGCGCCGTGGCTTGAAAAGCTGAACGCCGAGCAGGACGGAAAGAAAAGAAACGGGATTGTCTCCGAGATGTGCAAAGAGCACAGCCTTAAAATCGGCGACGCCTGGAAGCTGCTCAAAGAAGCCGGCTATGGCTCGCAAGCGCCGGACAATCCGCAATCTGAACCGAATGCAAATACTCCAAATAACCAGCAGCCTGAACCGGTTGCTGAAGAGAAAAAGCAGCCCGTAACGCTTCGGCATAAAACCGAGTACCCGCGCTACCGGTGCGCCGGGCTTGCGCTTACGCAAAAACCGGAAACCTACCAGGTAACCGAATCGCAGCTGGCAAAGCTGCGGATCGATCCCTGGGTCGAAGTTGCAGACAGCAAAGAGGCTTAAGCGTAATGAATCCCCTGATTTCCGTAGGGCAGTTTCTATCTTTGCAACCCTCAACCGTTATCCTTCCGCAAGGGGACGACGGCGAGCCATGCGCGGAAGGGATAGAAGCCGCCCTGCGGCAATCTACGGGAGTCATTGTCGCCCACCTTCCCTGGCTCCTTGACGGGGACGGGGAAATAAAGCGCCCCGTAAACCCGCAGTTCGCAGACGCGCTTGAGGCGATCTGCGCCGACATCGCCCTTGACCGCCTTACCGACACAGTTACCAACAGCGAAAACCAGCGGAACAAATACAAGGAGAGCCTTGCCCTCCTTGAAAAAATCAACCGCGAATACCAGGGCGGCCTTGAGGGGCCGGGCTACCAGGGATCGGAAGTGGTAGCCGCCGGAAAGGACGGGATCGAGGACGGCAGGTTTTTTAAGAAAGGCGGGGTGTTTTAGTGGGCGCCGCGGTCGAGATAAACCTTCGGGACATAGAAAGGCTCCAAAGGAAATTCAACGATTTTGCCCTGTCGGGCGGCGACAAAGAGAGCTTGTTGACCAGCCTGGGCGGCGTACTTGAGCATCAGACATGGGAACGCTTTCAGCTCCAGAAGGATCCTTCCGGAGATCCCTGGCATGAACTAACCGAGGCGTACAAAAAGCGCAAAGGCCTTATTTCAAGAGGCGGCATCCTGAACCGGGAAGGGCATCTGATTGATTCGATTATAAGCCAGCCCACCGGCAGGGACAGCGTCCTTGTCGGCGCGACGGAGGAATACGCCGATTACCACCAGAGCGCGAAAGACAAAAAACGCCGCCGCGAGTTTCTGGGGCTAAGCACTGACAACATCGACGAACTGGAAAATGCCATCGACGTTTTTTTGAAGGGCAAAATAGCATGATTATTGATTTTGTAGGCATCCGCGACGAGGCTATAAAGCAGATAAAAGCCGCGCTCGCGAAAAATAAGAAATTGCACATAACATCGCACCCGGGCATGTTCAGCGAAGCCGAAATTAAGCGGCTTGCAAACCAGACCCCGGCGATACTCACTACCTTTATGCGCTACTCGGACGAGGAGAATACCGCCAGCTTTGTCAGCTGGGTATTGTACCGGGCCGACAGCAAAGACCGGCTGTACGACGGTGCGCTGAAAATAGTTTCAGCATTAGTCCCTGTTTTGCGGGGAATTGACGCGGAGTGGAGCATAGGCGGAGGTAAGGACATTGAAGCCGAGTGCCTGTATTCCGCGGCGCTTGACCAGATCAACGCAACCCTTTGGGGCGTCAGGTGGGACTGGCATATTAGAGACACCGTATTCGACGACGGCGAAGGCGGGGTCCGGCTCGACGACCTGGATTATTTTGAAGGCTACGACGCGACGCATCTCATTGGGGATGCCGCCGCTAAAGACACTGTGCATCTCTAACGAGATGCAAGTATAGGAGGGTTCAACATGCCGATACCGATGAGGCAAATTCCGGCTAACCTTTTGGTTCCCGGACAGTACCAGGAAATCGACAACTCCCTTGCGGGGGCGCAAGGCGATATTAAAAAGGCGCTGATGATAGGCTACAAGCTTTCGTCTGCGGAAGCCGAAAGCGGGAAGCCGCTCAACGTGCTTGAAGGGTTTAAAGCGCACCAGCTCTTTGGCTATGGAAGCCCTGCCGCCATTATGGCGGAAACCTTCCTGGCGCTTAACAAGGTGGAGGAGCTTTATGTGCTTCCCATTCCGGAGCCTGAAGCGGGGACTGCCTGGAAAAAGCGGTTCGCCGTCAGCGCGGGCAGCGCCGAACCGGGGGCAGTCAACATCAAAATAAACGGCCGGCTCTTTGAGGCGGCGGTCGCCGCCGGCGCGGACGCGCAGGCCGTCGCCGCGGCCATTGTCGCCCGAATCAACTCGGAGCTTACCCTGCCGGTTACCGCCGAAGTAGATTCTGAACATCCCGAGTCCATTGCCGTTATGTGCAACGTGAAAGGCATAGTCGGAAACAGCAACAGCGTCGGCATAGAATCCACAGCGCCCGGCGTGACGGTTGAAGAAGGGGCGACCACTGCCGGAACCGGCGCAACCAACATCAAGCCTTACCTTACAGGCCTGGGCGAAACGCGGTACAACTTTTTCGCGAGCGACTTCAGCGATTCAGGGAGCATCAAGTACAGCTCCGACGAGCTGGAATCGCGGTTTGAGGCAATGCGCCAAATCGGCGGCAGGATGTACATCGCGCTGGAGGGGAAGCTTGGAAGCAAAACCGAAGCGGGCTCGATGCTGTATAAGGCGGAGGACGTAAACTCGCCGCACATTGTCCTTTTGCCGCGAAGCGAAAACCCCGATCTGCCCTGCGCCTGGGCTGCCGCGTGGTGCGCCGTCGCCTGCCGCATCCTTGCCGACGATCCCGCCGCCAACACTTACGACACGAAAGTGACCGGCTTAATCGGCGGGCAGGACTTCTCTTTCTGGGAACGCCAGAAACTGCTTGAAGCCGGCATTGCCACTTACCGCCTGGACACAACCGGCAACGTGCTGATTGAGCGGCTTGTTACCAGCTACACCGAAAACACCGACGGCGGAAGGGATACCAGTTATCTCGATGTGCAGGTTCCCGAGACCGTCGACGCGGTCCGGACCTACATCAACGCCGAGGCGAAAAAGAGGTTCAAGACCTGGAAGCTGGCAAGCACGGAAGAAAACTTCGGCTCTGGCGCAAAAGTAATGACTTGCGGCGTGTTCCGCTCCTTCCTTTGCGAGCTTTACAGCGAGGTATTCATCAAAGCAAAACAGTGGTGCCAGGATTTTGAAAACTACAAAAAATCCATCCTGGTCGAAGTCAAAAAAGACAGCAAAACCAGGCTTGAGTACCTGCACCAGCCGAACCTTATAGGCCAGTTCTATATCGCCGCCGGGCTGCTGCAATTCAAATAAAAGGGGAAAACCATGAAACTCGAACGCGTTAAAAGGGTAATATCCGCGAAGCTTGGCGAGCTGCCTGTACAGGAGAAAGGGGCGACTTTTACGCCCGCCGGGCTAAAGCGCGAAACCAAGACGGGCGAAGTGCCGGAGAATACCGGCTACACCGAAAGCCAGACCTTTGCCAAACTGAAGCTGAAGCTCAACGCGACAGGCAAGCTCGGCATTGAAGAAATGAGCGACGTGGGGGAGGACACCCTCACTATCTTCACCACAGGCGGCAAGCAGTACATGATGCCTAACGCCTGGGTAATAGAGCCCGGCGAGCTGGGCGACGCCGAAATGGACATTGAGTACAACTCGGCAACCAGCCCGAGGCTGGCGTAAGGATAGGCGCATGGCAAAGATCGATCCGTTTGCGACAGAGACCGTCAAACTGCGAGTGCCGCTCACGTTAGGCGAAAGGACTGTAACGGAGCTGCACTTTAAGCCCCCGAAGCTTAAGGACGCGATGCGTACCGACAGGTACGAAGGCGGCACCGTGGCGGCCGCTACCGCCCTCATGTCAAGCCTTACAGGGGAGCCTGAATTTCTGCTTGGCGAAATGATCCCCGAAGACTTCGCCGACTGCTCGGTAATCCTTTCGAGGACCAATATGCGCTTTATGGGCCATATCAATTTGTTTGAGCAGGAAGATGAAAACCCTACGCCGGCGGCGAAGACGCCGCCGGATGCACCGCCGGGGAATTCGTCGACAGCCTCCGAAGAATGGCCGGAGAGCTCTTAATGCTCATGCCGTCGATCAGCTTCGAGACCGCTATGGATTTTACTTGGCATGATTTGAGCTGCTGGCATGAAACCGCCGTTTCCATTTATAACGACATGCACAGGACGCGGTAATGGCGGGCCAGCTAAAAGCCGCAGTAGAGCTATCCTTAAACGACAAGCTTTCAGGCGGCATGGAAAACGCCGGGGAGTCCGTACAGGAGTTCAAGGAAAAGGCGGTAAACGCCACAGAGTCTGTCGACCGCGGCATGGAGAACGCCGGGGAGGCTGCAGAGAAATTTAAGGGAAAGGCGGAAAGCGCCGCCAAATCTGTCGACCGCGGCATGAAGGACGCCGGAAAGTCCACGCAGGGCTTCAAGGAAAAAGCGGTAAGCGCTGCCAATGCCATAGACCAGGCGTTTTCAACTGCCGGCGCAAAAATAGCTTCTTTGGGCGTCGCCATAGGCGGGATGGCCCTTTTAAAATCAAGCATTGACTATGAAGACAGCCTTATCCGCATCGGCACTAACGCAGGGATGTCAGGCGAAGCGGTCAACCGGTTCAGGCGCGACCTATTGGCAATCGCGACCGAGGCCAAAGTGCCGGTTCAGGAGCTTGTGCAGTTCGGCCAGGTAGTTACGGACAATTCCATAAGCCTGGATGTAGCTTCAGAGGGAATGCGGTTCATGGCCGACGCGATGCAGGGGCTTGGCATATCCGGTCAGGAAGCCGGGGATATTTTCAGCGTCCTGGTGCAAAAAGGCGCGAGCATCGACGTAGTAAAGCAAAAATTAAATAACCTCGCCGAAATTGACAGCAGGCTCCAGGGCATGGGGCTGGCGGATTTCGCTAAAAAACTGCCGCAATTAATGGAAGTAAGCGAGGTGACCGTCGACAACATTGAAGACATGTATGTTTCAATACTTACTTTAAATAACGGCGCATCCAGCAAGCAAGCCCTTACCCAGTATACAGCCGCTATGCAAAATTTTGCGGAGAGCAGAAACGAGATTAGGCGAAATTTAAAAGGCTTTGACGTCAAAGACCAAAACGGCGAATTGAAAAGCTTCGAAGAAATAATGACAGCCCTGATTGAAAGGGGAAAAGAAATGGGCGGCTTTGACAGGTTCAAAGATATGTTTAAATTCAGCGACAATACCATCAAAGCCATAAAGCAGTTTAACAATTATTCAGAAGAGACAAAAGAAAAAATAGCTGATTTGGGGGACACCTCAAACGCGGTAAGCAGCCGGGCGGAGCAAAACGCGCTGTCTCTAAAGTCTAACCTCGTATCGCTCCAGGACAATATTTTAAAACTATCAGATGCGGCGATGACAAAGCCGATAGCATTTTTTGCGAAACTGCTTGACGCGCATCCTAAGGGCATGGAAATGGCAATATATGGCGTTGGAGGGGCGCTTTTAGCGTTAAGCGCCATGAAGGCTTTCTCAACGGTTGTAAACCTTATCACAAGCATGAAGGGATTGAAGGGCGGCAAAATAGGCGCCGACTTTTCAGGAAGCAAAATCGGCGCCGAGCTTTCAGGCGGCGCGGTGGTCCCGGTCTACGTTACCAACGCCGAATCGATGGGCGGCGGGCTTCCCGGTCAGGGAAACCCTTTAGGCGGCGGGCAGGGCAGCCCTTCGCGGCCCGGAGGGGCCAAGGGCCTCTTTTCAGCAGATACGATAACAACAGGCTTAGGAATCTTTGCTGTTACAAAAACAATTTATGACAATATTCTCCTTCCTATAGCCCAAAAAGCGCACGCGGAAATGGAGGAGAAAGGGATCGACCCTGCCGTCCCGGGCGTCAATAATTATTACAACCTCAACCCAAAAATAAGGAAAAAACTCTGGGAAGAGTACCACGCCAGCCACCCCGAAGAGCCGTTGCCAAAGGGCGCGCCCATCAGCGCCGCCGGCGACGCGCCCCCGGCTGACAGCAGCCCAAGGCAGCAGCAAAAAAAACCAAAAGCGGGATCCTACTACTGGGGCGGCGGCTTTGAAGTGCCGGCTACGCAGCAGGCCGCCCAGGCAAAAATGCCTGAAGGGCCAGCGATGGGAACTTTGGCGAACCCGCAGCCGATGCAAAGAAGGGGCATAAGGGAACCCGAACAAACCGCTTTTGAAATTGCGAAGCAAAAATGGCAGATGCAAGCCGGCTTAGAAATGCCTTCAACGCGGCAAGCCTTCCAGGCAATAACGAATAACGATAGCCCAGAGCAACAGCAGAAAAAACTGAAAACAGGATCCTACTGGGGAGGAATTCGCGATACAGAAGCATTGAGGCAGGCCGGCCTGGCAAAGACGCCTGAAGAAACAGCGATCGAAACCGCGAAAAAAACATTGCGCTTTCAGGGCGGCAGCTTAGAAATGCCTTCAATGCGGCAGCCAGGCTTCGCAGCGCATAACGGCAGCGCGGAGCAGCCGGAAAGAAAACAAAACGCGCCGTCATTTTTACGCGGCTTTGAAATGCCTTCAATGCGGCAGCCAGGCTTCGCAGCGCATAACGGCAGCCCAGGGCAGCCGCAGAAAAAACAAAACGCCGGGACATTCCTTGGCGGCTTTAAAATGCCTTCAATGAAGCCGCCCAGCCAAATAAGGATACCCGAGTCAGCCTTGCCGCCGAAGATAGCCAGGGCCGAAACCGCAATCGCGCCGGCCGCAAAAGCCAGGCTCGAAGGCAATGCAACCCTTGAGGTGAACGTGAACATAAGCGGGGAACGCCCCACAGCCAATGTTGCCGTCAAAAGCAACAACACGCCCCTTAACTTCCACCCCACCGGCAATGCCAAATTGGCAAGGATACTGGCAACATGAGCGGCGCTTTCGACGCCGCCCTGCCGCCGCCATATTCCGGCGAATGGAAGCAGGCGGAGAGGGCAAGCCCCGAAGACAGCCCCCGGCTTACCAGCTACCAGGCCCCGGGCGGGGAGGCAATCCAGTTTGTCTTAAAAAGCTTTGAGTTTTCAGGCGGGCAGTCCATTGATACAGCCGAGTACCCTTTCGGCGGCCTATGGACAAACGAAGCCTTAAACGAAAAGCCCCAGCAGCTCCATATCAACGGCTTTATCCGAGGCGCAGAATACATACAAACCAGGAACGCCCTTATAGAGGCCTTGCGCATAACGACCGGCGACAGCGAGCCGGGGTATATCGATTTCCCTTTCTGGGGCCGTTTCCCAATTGTAGTTTTGGATTACAAGGTTTCCGAAACGATTGACGAAAAAGGCCAGTGCGCACTAACGCTTGTCTTTAAGCGGGCTGGGGCCTCAATTGCCGAAAGGGCCGCTTCCGTTTCCAGCATAGCCGGAAGCCAATCAGGCATGGGCGCAGCGCTTGAAACGGCTGCCGAGGATCTGGAGGCCGCCGCCATTGACAGCTTTGAAAAAGCATTGGCAGGAAATGCCGAAGCGGCGGGCAATTTTGAAGCCGGTACCGCAAGGGCATTTTCGCAAGGGGCGGCCCAAATAAAAACGGCGCTATTAAGCGCGCTCGGGCGCATCCAGGCGGCGCAGGCAAAGCTTAATGCCGTCTCCGCCGAGATTAACGGCATATTCAGCCTGGCAGCGGAGCTCATCGGCGCCCCAAGGCAGCTGGCGCAATCGCTGTTTAACGCCGCGGCTTCTATCGTTGCCGGCCTGGCTGAAATAAGCAACAGCGCGGCCGCGTACCTGCCAAAAAACGGCGCGGCTTCCGGACCGTCATACCAGGCGCCTGTTCAAAATGCCGGGCAAAGCGCCGCCCCAAACATGCCCGCAGGCAACCCTGCTTCCAACCCGCCAGGCCAGGCCGGAAATCAAAATAGCGGGCAAAGCAATGGCCAAAACGCAGCCTCATACAAACCCAAAAGCAATGCCGTTTCAAAAGCATCTTCGCCGTCATACCCCGCGCCTGCTGCAAACAACGAGCAAAATGTTTTGCTCCAGTTCCTTTCCGCAAGCTCCTTCGCTTTAAGCAGCATCCCTCTGACGGTGCGGCAGGAAGCGGCCCAAAGGGCTGTTGAAAACCTTTACCGCATCTGCGCATTTTCAGCGGCAGGCATTATCCTGGCCCAGCTTGAGGCGCCTTTCCAAAAAACCGAAGGCTACTGGAAACTGTTTATTAAGCTCGAAGAAAGCATCGATAAAAACGACCCCGCGGTATACGCCGCGCTTGAAACGGTGAGGGTCTACGTTTCCTGCATTTTATCCGCCAAGGAATTAAGCGCGGAAAAAAGGCGGCTTTTCAATGCGCCGCTGCCATTGCTATGCTTGGCCCAATGCCTCGGATGCGGCGAGGATAAGCTCCGGGAGCTGAACCGCATAGCGGATTCTTTCGCCGTTAGGGGCAATGTGCTGTATGTCTAAGATTGTGGTAAAGAACGCCACTACCGGCGCGGAGCTGATATGGCGGCACATTGTCATAAAAAAATCCCTTGACGATATTTGCCACACACTAGAACTGGAAATCGCGTCAAGCGAAAGGGGGAAAGTGCGCCGGCACAATAAAATCGAAGTGCGGTACGCAAACCCCGCGGTAAAGGACTCGCAGGCGGCCGGCGGCCGCCGCGTTACCACCGTGCTGGTCGACGAGGTATCAGGCAGCGCCGACAGCCGGAAACACAGCATTACAGTTACAGGCCGTTCCCCGGCGAGGGACATCATCGACTCTACCTGGACTGAAGATTTTGAAGACATGACGGCGCTGGATCTGGCCAAAAAAATTGGGGGGAGGTTCGGCATACAGTGCCACGCGCTCCCGCCGTCCATCGCCGGCAAGATGCAGCCGATTTACGCTTTCCGCATCCAGAACGAAAGCCCCTGGGTAAAGCTGATAAGCGAGGCGGATAATGAAGGCTACATCCTCACAAGCAACGAGGCGGGGGATTTGTATTTTTGGGAAGTCTCCGCGGCCGTGCGCGACGAAGGCTTTAAATTAGTCGAAGGCGCCAATATCAAGTCAATCGGCTTTGTTGAAAACGGGGCGGAGCAGTTCCATGAGTATGTCGTGACGGGATGCGGGGAAGAGGCCCATGTAATTGACGATAGCTGCCCGGGCGGCCGGATTTTGACCATGGACATAACCGACTGGGATTTCCCGGCTGCAAAGCTCCAGCGCCGTGCGGAAACCGAAATGCGCCGCAGGAAAGAAACCAGGGTAACCGCTACGGTTCCAGGCTGGGGGCTGACCGACGGGCAAATCCAGCGGCTTGGATCCGTTACCGCCGGCAAAGAGATTTTCTGGGTTCCAAATTTACTAATACCGGTTATAGCGCCGTCGATAGGGCCGGACGCTAAACTGCTGATAGCCGAAGTGGAGCACGAGGCATACCCCGACACCTTTGAGAGCAGGGTAACGGTCGTAAAGAGGGAGGCTTATTTGTGATCGATTTTAAAAACATCGCCGCAAAAATACGCAACCTTTTTTGCCTGTCCGATTTCCAGAAGCGCTACAGCGACGACGACCGGATTCAGGTTAAGACGCATAACGGCAAAGTCCTGGAAAAGAACGAAGCGTTCCCTTACGGCTTCTACGCGAAAGCAAAGTCCGGAAAGGCCCTTGTATTTTGCCAGGGCGGCAACTTCGACAATTTTGAAATACTGCCGGTCCTAAAAGACGACCCGGTATTCCGCCCGGCGCTGGAAGACGGCGACGCGGCAATATACACCGGGGAGGGCAGCTACGTCGTTTTGCGGGAAAAAGGCAGCCTGGAAATTTACACCCGCCGGAAAGGCGACATTAATGTAAATTGCACAGGAAACAGCATTATCGCTGTGGATGGCGATTGCCTGTGCACAATAAAAGGCAATAGCACTATTAATTGTAGCGGCGACAGTACTGCTACCGTAGGCGGCAATTGCGAATGCAAAGTTAGCGGCAGTTACACAATCAACGCGGGGACGTTTATAGTTTCCGCCGGAAGCATAAACCTTAATTAAGGGATAGAAACATGCCGGCAGTTGCGAGAAAAGGCGATTTATGCACAGGTCACGGATGCTTTCCCCCAAGGAAAAGCATCGCCGGAAGCGGGAACGTTTTTGTTAACGGAAAACCCGCGCACCGCAAGGGCGATGCCTGGGAGCCGCACACTTGCACCGATCCATATACGCCCCATGGGGCGCACGCTGGTTTGCTTGCCGGCGGGAGCGACAGCGTTTTTGTAAACGGCATGCCCCTAGGCAGGGTCACCGATCCTGTTGACTGCGGATCCAAAGTTGCGACCGGCAGCGGGAATGTTTTTGCAGGGTAATTATGGACACAGTGCGCATAGAGCAATGGAATGACATCCGCGAATTGGCCCTCATGAGCATCGGGACCGACAAAGGGACGTGGTGGGCCGATCCGGACTTCGGCAGCGAATTGTGGCTGCTTAGAAAAAACGGCAAAGTGGACGGCCAGACCGCCGGAACCCTCAGGAGGATGGTGCTTGAAAGCCTGCAATGGATTATCCAGGGCTCCCTTGCCAAAAAAATCGACTGCACGGCCGAGCGCACCGGCAAAAACGAAATCCGCTACAGCGTGATGATTTTCCGCCCGGACGGAAACAGCCTCCCTCCGATAAAGGAGGTATGGAATGCCGTTTAAGCGGGATTCGGTTGCGGTTTTGCTTGACCGCGTTTACGCAAACTATGCCAGCCTTTTCAAGCCCCTGGACAAAACCCCGCGCCATAGCCTTTTAAAAGTCTTCGCCGCTGTCGACGCGGGGATACTCCACCAGAACCTTGGCGATTTGGATTTCCTTGCCCTGCAGCTGTTTCCGGATACCGCCGAAGGCGATTACCTTCGCCAGCATTGGTCGAGCAGGGTAACGCCGTTATACGCCATTGCCTCAAGCGGCGACGCTTTGCTGAAGGGGCTGCCGAACAAACCTGTCCCTGCCGGCCTTGTTTTCGCGGCCGCATCCGGGGAAAAGTACTATACCGAAAAAGCGTACAGGATAGGGGCAGACGGCGCCGCCGCGGTAACACTCAAATCCCAGGGGACAGGTCTTATTACCAACCTTGCTCCGGGCGAGGAACTTACAATTGTATCTTCCAAACTTGCCGGAATAGAGTCTAAAGCGGTGGTAATCGGGGATGGCATCATCGGCGGCGCGGACGCTGAAAGCGACGAGGAATACCTCGCCCGCGTCCTGCTATGGCTTCGCAACCCTGTGCGCTACGGGAAAGCCGGCCACTTTGCCGCATGGGCGCGGGACTCAAGCCCCGAAGTGTCCAACGCGTGGGAGTATAAAAACTTCGGCGTGTTTGGCGCGTTAATGATACAGGTAATAAGCGGCAACCAGCTAAACGGGGTATTCCCGGTTGACAATATCGCGCAGGTAACTTCATACATCAACGAAGCAGCCCCGCCTGTTATTTTTACTGTCCGGACGCCGGAAATAATTGAATTGAATCCCGAGGCGGCATTGCCCCCTTTAGAAGACACGCAAGAAAACAGGGACTTGGCGGCTAACCGCATGAAAGCTTTTTTGCAGCTGGTAGCGATGCCGGGCGTGCAGGTTACGGCAGGGGCGCTTCGGAGCGCGGTTATTGACGGCGTTACAATTACGAATGCGTCAGTTAAGCTCAACGGCGACGCTACGGGTATCGTTGGCACTACCATTTTGCAATATCCATATCTTGGAGAAGTTTCATGGGAGTAGCGGCATCCGCGGAATACGAAAGCGCAATCAAAAAGCTGTTTCCCCAGGGCGAATATTGGGACAGGCAGTTTGCCGATCCTGAAAGCGACGTGTCACTTTTTTGCAAGGCAAAAGCGCCGGAGCTCTTCAAGTTCCGCAAGCGGATGGAAGCGTTGCAGAATGAAAGTTTTGTCGAGACAACAGAAGAGCTCGTTGCCGACTGGGAGCGCGTCCTGCTGGATTCTGTATATCCAAACCTAAGCTTGATCCAGCGCCGCCTTCAATTGAATTCAATGTGGAACCTCAGCCTAAACCGCGCGGCGCTTCAAAAAATTGCGGGCATTTATGGGCTGATTATCGTGGATGTATATTTCCCTTACCGATCAGGCTTTTTTGGGTTTTCGCGTTTCAGTAAATCATATATCGGAAGCCCTGTAGTTTTTTCGGTTTTATTCTTAACAGTGCAGCAGGAAAGCTTCAGGGCAAAGTCATGGGCGCTGATCAAGCCTGAATATCCCGCCAAAAAATTCGGAAGGATGCGCTTTGGGATAGACAGGCTTGCATATTTTCCGGTTTATCAGTTGCGCCTATATGTGTACGCAAAGCTGCGGGAATCATGCGCCGGTTTTGCCAAATGCGGAAGGAGCCGGATTTTCCCCCTGGCCCCCGGCTTCAATTTAGAAGGATTCGCCCAAAGCATAAAATTCTTTTATCTTTTTGAGAACGTTCTTATAAAATACATGTTAAGGGAAAAACAGCCATTTAAGGATTTTGAGCAGGCTATAGCCGGCATTTTGCTTGCAAACCAGCTTCCCTATTTTTTTTATGAAGAGAAGCCTTGCCTGCCGTTTTTGGAGACAGCCTAAAATACTATCACCGAGTTTAATATATTTTACACCCCTTGCTTTGGTAGCCTGTTCATATGGGCAAAATGTATCCAAACGAACAGGTCATTGAGGTTTTTGGAGAGCAAGTTAAGTGGCCGGGCCTTGGCCCGGATGGAAAGTTTACCAACGGTAGTTTTACTGATCCATCGGTCAAGCCGTCATTCATTCCGGCAGGAACATTAAACCTGCTTATTGACAATATGGAGCAAGTCATTGAGGAAGCTGGGCTGGCTCCGAATAATATTGAGCCAGATCAATTGGTAAAAGCTTTTCAAGCCCTTGAAAAATCCGCCACCCTCGAAAACCGCATAATAGGCGAGTACCGCTTCTTCTCGTACCAGCCAAGCCCGCTGCAGCTAGCCAAATGGCGGTGCCTGCCCATCCAGTACCAGATAATAGAGATAGCGCTGTACCCGGATCTCTGCGCCACCAAATGGGTGGGCGCAGGGCTAAACGCCACCGCCGATTATTGGTACAAGTGCGACGAAAACGGCACGCGCAACCCCGACGGCCTTTATATGCGCGTCGAGGACGGCAGGGGCATGTTCTACCGCGGCGCAGGGGCGAACGCCATAAAGAAGGGCGCAAACAACGCGCCTTATGATGGCGGGAACATAGGGCAATCTATTGGAGACGCTATCAGAGATATTACGGGACGATATTATACCAGAGTAGTCGATTCTTCGATGGGGGCTACTATAGGCAATCCTATCGGCGCTTTTTCCATTGCCAATACTGGAAATAATGGGGCCCCTATTGTTCTGAATGAAGGCGGTGACAAGGAATTAATTTACTTACATTTTAACGCATCTAATGTTGTCCCAACCGCAAGCGAAAATCGCCCGGCTTCCACATCAACTTACAACTGCATAACGTATTGATCATTCCGCCTGTGGGAATTTTAATAAGTAATGCAGTTATACGAAGAAATGGCCGCTGGGCGGTTTTCATTTGCTGTTGGAACTGCAAGAGAAGCGTCAAAATGTAAATATGGCCAAGCCTCCATAGAAGGGTCGAGCAGAACAATCGAAGGCCCGGGTATTGGACTATTCGGGGTTAGCTGATATCCTCTTACGGTAAAACAACCACTAGTATTACGCAGCAAACCCCACGATGGATCAGAATGAAATAGTCCAGCAGTACCAAATATCTGCCTTATCGCATCTTCAATAAAGCTTCCTATTGCGTTTCCATCATAAGG